GACGGCAGGAGAAGGCTGCTACACTGATAAAATTATAGATGATTATCTATCTAAAAAAATTACCAAAGAAGAAGCTTTTGATTTAGGACGGGACGTATTTGGTCCAGATGGTTGGCCCGATGCTCTTGCTAAACTAATGGATTGTGATCATATTAATTTAGGATGGGCAGGCAGCGCAAACACTGCAATGGCTAAAAGACTTATAGATCAAAATGACCGTGATCATAAAGGACATTACGAAAATGTTTATGTAATATTCTTATTATCAGATCCTACTAGAATAAATTTTTATAGTGGAGCTGGTTTAGCCAGCTACAACGTTGGCACAGTCGCTGATGAACCAATAATGAAAGCTTACATAAGCAGTGTAATGAAAACTTGTCAAGATGCTGACTTAGAAACTATACATGCTTTGAAATGCATTGACTACTATTGTCAAGCAAAGGGTTATAAATTTTTCTACGGAAGTGCCTTCTATAATTTAGATAACTCGTTTAATACATTATTTAATCTTTATAAACAAAATTTTCATAATTTTATGGATTACGATAGTATGGTACATTTAACAGATACGCCTGAATTAAAAAGTCGTATGAATTGCGGACACCCAAATCAAAAAGGGTATAAAGTAATTGCTGAACAAATGCATAGAATAATAGTTGATAATAAATGGATATAGTAACTGTTACATGTGAATTAGATAGTTACCAAATGATACAACAGGCAGAAAGTATTAGTTTGTTTGTAGAGCCATGTACTCACTGGGTAATTGTTCAAGGCGTAAATGTTAACTTAACAGTATGGAAAAAGAGATTAGAGCCTTATTACAAAAACCATACGCTAAAGTTAAAAACGTATGATAATACCATGTGGCCAAAATTAAATCCAACCTTTCATGGATATTATATCCAACAGATACTAAAGCTTTTAATATCTAAAGACATTAAAAATGATTATTTGTTGTTAGATACTAAAAATTTATTTTTAAAAAAAATTAATACGGAACAATTTAGGAACCAATCAGGCGATGGATCGAGTTATAATTTTCAAAATCATAACTCTCATCTAAAGATACATATTCCAACAATCGAGCGGTATGCTAATAAATTAGGTATTCCTGTAGATTACGAACATCTTAATCCTATACTTCCGTTTGTAATAAATTACGAAGTTATGAAACAAATACCTAATTTAGAAAAAATACTCGAATGGTTTAGTGACACCGGCGGCATACTGATGAGTGAATTTTTATTATACTCTAGTCTTTGTAAAAAATATAACTATACTCCAAAAGTTTCACTGGATCCTATAAAAAGTACATATTTTTGGAAACAAGAAAGTTTTTTAAAAAATGAAAAATTAGACGATATTTATACTGTTGGGTTTCATCGAGAATGGTTAAGACTGGCACCTGCTAAAAATATAAAACGTGCCAATAAGATGTTACGGACATTGGGATTTAAAAACCTATTAAAGGAGATTAACTAATGGCTTATTGGAATTATGACAGAAATTATCATTTTGAAAAATTTAAAAGTAAGTTTTTAGATCAGCAACTTATTCCTATTACTCCGTCGCAAGCTTGGCAAGATTTATTTGTACTAACTATGTTAGATGGCAAAAAAAACGGAAGCTATGTAGAAATTGGAGCAAATCATCCATGTCACGGAAGTAACACTTTTGCATTAAATGAATATTTTAATTTTAACGGTCTATCTATTGACATCGAAGACTGGAGTAGATTTTGGGTTGATCAACGACCACTATGTAATTTTATATGTGCAGATGCTACTACTATTAATTATAAAAATTTATTTGATAACTCGAATATTGCTGCCCAGACAGATTATTTGCAAATTGATGTAGACCCTCCTGAAATTTCTCTACAAGTTCTTAAACGATTGCCGTTAGATACACATAGATTTTCTGTTATTACTTTTGAAACAGATGTTTGGCAAAGTGATACATCAGTTGCAGAAGAATCGCGTGAAATTTTAGAATCTTACGGATATCAATTAGTAGTTAAGAATGTTGCATGTTGTAGCAAAGATTCTGACGGTAAATTAATATGGATGCCATTTGAAGACTGGTGGGTTGACCCGTTAGTAGTTTCTGCCAATAAAATAGAAAAGTTTACATATATAAACGAAGATGAAGTATATCCCCAACAGATTTTCTTAGATATTGAAAAATTTGAAAGTATTAATTATATAAAGGAACCCACATGAAAATAGGATTTATAGGCACAGGAAAGCTTGGCATGCCGTGTGCAGAAGCAATGGCAAGTAAACAACACAACGTCACAGGCTACGATATTGCAAAGTGTACTAGTCATCAAGTAACAATGATGCCTACAATTGAAGATGCAGTAAAGGGTAGAGACATTGTATTTGTTGCAGTGCCTACTCCACACGATCCAGACTACGATGGCAGAGAACCAACTGCACATTTAGCACCAAAAGACTTTAATTACGATATTGTAAAGGATGTACTAGTAGAAGCAAACAAGCACATGACACAAGATCAATTGCTTGTGCTTATTAGTACAGTATTGCCCGGCACAACACGCAAGCAGTTTGTTGACCTTGTTCCTAACACACGCTTTGTATACAATCCTTACTTGATTGCAATGGGTAGTGTAGCATGGGATATGGTTAATCCAGAGATGGTAATGATTGGCACTGAAGACGGTAGTGCTACAGGAGATGCAAAACAACTTGTAGCCTTTTATAAAACTATAATGGAAAACAATCCACGCTACGAGATTGGTACTTGGGACGAGTGCGAGTGTATCAAAGTATTTTATAACACATTTATTAGCACTAAGATTGGACTTGCTAATATGATACAAGACGTAGCCCAAAAACAAGGAAACATTAATGTTGACGTAGTTACAGATGCGTTAGCCAAGTCAACTATGCGTATCATGGGTCCACAGTATATGAAAGCTGGTATGGGCGATGGAGGTGGATGTGTGTTACCCACCTTCCCGATTGAAGTAAATGGCAACAAGATTTCTATAGAGGAATTTCATAAATTTTTCAACTCTAAAACTGTTAATCTAGTTAAGTCTGCAAATTATGCTATGTCAAAGTCTGACGAAAAGAAGGTGTACGAAGCAACTACTAGGGAGTACGATGGTACAATTTTAGTATTTCATACTAAATCTGGAAAAACATTGAAATGTACCGCAGAACACCTACTGCCAGTAAGTAGAGATGGTGCACGATTGCTCATTAGAGCAGACGAGGTACTAGACACTGATAAGTTATTTTCTGTATAATTAGTGGGATATAATAGTGCATGTCATGTACCTTTTTGATAAATAAGTATTAAGGAGCAACAATCATGATTGTAGAGGAATTTAGAAGAGATCGCAAGGAAGGCAACGGAAACAACACATTTAGAATAGTTAAGGATAAAATGGTTAAGTTGGAATGTGATGAGTGTAGAGAAATCCATATTCGGACAAAAACACATTATATAAAAATGCAAAAAACGTATCCTACATTGTTTATTAAAGATTATTGTAATGCGTGTTGGCGGGCAATCTTAGCAAACCGTCCTGAATATAAAGAGTCGTTGTCAAAGGCCGCAACATTATTCCACACGACTAAAGAAAGTGTAGCATATCGCCAGAATATTTCAAAGTTCCATAAAGGACGAATTTGTGGTGAAAAAAACCCAATGAAGAATCCAGAAACCAGACAGAAGGTGAGTGCTACACGAACAGAAATGATGAAAGACCCGGCTGAAAGAGAAAAATATGTGCAAGGTTCTATTGATGCACATGCTAGAGGAGTATATATAGGCATTGACACCTCAGGACGTTGTAAATGGTACGAGTACGATCATTCAAATGGCACCACGTATACGGTTCAAGGAACTTGGGAATTAAAATTTATTGAATGGCTAGATACAAATGACATTGTTTTTACGTGTCATGAAGGGCGATTACCTTACTTTGATGGAAAGTATATGAGGAATTATTATCCTGACTTTTATGTTCCTAGTATGGGCGGATATGTAGACATTAAAAGTGATTACTGGCACACAAAACAAAAAGACAAATGGGCCTTGCTCGACGAGCAATATCCAAACAAAATCAATGTTCTTAAAAAACAAGAACTGAATAAATTAGGAATAGATGTATGAGTTTAGAAATCATAACTAAAATTGAAAAAGAACACTATACTGGCAAGGTATATAACTTAGAAGTAGAACCTAACGATAGTCACGAAGATGACCAGTATTATGTTAACGCTGATAACGGACTAGTAGTACATAATTGTCACCCCCGCGATAACATTGCACTACGTTACATGGCTAAAGAGTTAAATTTAGGATACGATTTATTTGACAGCATTATGAACGCAAGAGAAATACAAGCAAAGAACATTGCATTAGAACTAGTGCAACATGCAAATGAACATAATATGCAGATTGTTATTCATGGTAAGGCATACAAGCCAAACGTAGAATATTGCGATGGTAGTTACAGTTTACTGATTGGTCATTACTGTGAAGAGCAACAATTTGAACCTGTGTATGTAGATCCACTAACAGGTGACGATTTTGATACATCGGTGCCTTGTGTATTTTTATTAGCACACAGCGCAAGTACTACATACAAGTATACCGGTAAAACTAGTGCAGACAAATTGTATTGCGATATTCCTAACGGTAGCATAGTAGTTGACCCATGGCGCTCATATGTAAATCCAAATTGTACAGTAATCCATTACGGAAACACTAGAAGATAGGTATGGAAAATATTGAAATTAGTAAATGGCCTGTAATTATTGTTGCAAACTATAGATCTGGTTCGACAGTATATGCTACACATTTGTCTAATTTATATGATGTTCCTTATTATTTAGAACCGTGGCATACACCGGAAACCCGCGGAAAAAATTGGGGACCGCACGTAAACGGTGTAAAGCAGGATTTTTATGACCATTATCATAGCAAAGATAGCAAATACATTCTTAAATTTATGCCTGATCAAATAAACAAACTTACACCTTATAGTGCTTTACTTAATAGTAATTGTTTTAAAATAAAACTATATAGACAAGATGACATTGCTAGTATTGTAAGTAGTTATATTAGTTTTATGAGGGAAAAGTGGTGGACTACTTCTAACGAAATTACTAAAAATTACAGCTTAGAAATAAATGATGATGTTATTATAAGATCGATATATATGATTACACGAAATAATTTTTGTCTACATAATTTAAATATTAATTACGACAAAGTTATTACCTATGAATCCTTAGGAACAATTTCTAAAACAGAGTATGTAAAAACTTATATGCCTGATAACATTGTAGATATCTGCAATAGAGTTACAGAAATATATAACAATTTGTATTAACAAAGGAAATAAAGTGGCACAAGAAAGATTAGGATATTACTTAGTAGGACAAAAAAAGTTTCCTAACAAGACTCACGCACTTTTAGAAAGCAAAAAAAGTGGACTCGATGTTTCTTGGATATTTAATGATAATGTCTATGGAAACATCGACTGGTCAGTTCCTATTAATGTTCCTTTAATGGAGTTGTACAAATCCCGTGCATTACAATTACGACAACAGTATGATTATTTAACTCTAT